CTCTGGCTGCTCTGGCTGCTCTGGCTGCTCATCAGCTTCTTGCCCCTGCAACTGGGCGTCAACCAATTCCAGAATGTTTAACTGTGAAGCAATGACCAGTACGCGGGCGGGCAACTCTTCATATTCACCCGCAGGCAGGGTTTCAACGTGGCAACCATCAGGGGACCAATCAAGGTTTTTAGTCAGTTTGTGCATAGACACCTCAAAAGAAAGGGGCCATCAGGCCCCATTGGATTAATTGGCAATGTTATGCAGCAGCGCCGATTTTCAGCAGCTTGATAGCCTGAGAATCAGCCAGCATCCCACCAGTACGCTTAGTGGTATAGAAACCAACAAACGGTTTGTTAGTGTAAGGATCACGAAGAATACGAGTGCCGATACGGTCAACAATGGTGTAACCGCGCTTGAAGTTACCGAATGCAATCGCTTTGGCATCTGCAGCGATATCCGGCATTTGCTCATTTTCAGCAATACCATAACCGGCCAACATAGACGGCTGATCAAGCTCTAAGCCTGGACGCCACAGGTAATCACCACGCTCATCTTTTAAAATGCGGATTTTGAACAATGAGTTGTTATTCATCATAAACTTAGCACCTTTACGGTGAACTTTACGTAAGGTGTAAATCATCTGAATAATACTATCAGCCGTAACCCCAGATACCGCACCAGAAAGAAGATGCTGTAGTTTGCCAAATGCCCGCACGCTATCCTTTTCATCAGTAGATGCATAAGCGAGAAAACCTTTAGGTTTCAGCACGCCACTACCATTTGTGAATGCAATTTCTTCCTGTTCGGAGAATTCCATGCTCAAAGAGTCATTAATCCACGTTTCCACATTAAAGAAAGCATCATCCAACATGGTTTGAGTCGCTTGCGGGTTACCGTAGATCTCGCCCATAAATGGAATGATTTGCTCTAAACGCGGTGTGCCGGTGGCTGGGCGCTCCGCTTGCTCGCCAACCCAGCCGGAACCTGCACCGTGCAAATTCACTAGTTTCTTATAGTCACTGGTACCCACGGTAATGACAGTAGATTCCTGACGCATGATCACTTCATCTTTCAGGATATCCAGCAAGGTACGATCTAACTCTTCAGGTACGGCATAACCACCATCAGCATCAGTACCGGTATTTAGCGCTTTTTGTTCAAGCTCACGCAGTCCATCTTCTTTGCCCTTGCGAACAAACTGCATAAAGGCAGATTTGTGCTCGGTCGCTGTTTTGGTGTTGGTACCGCCGCCTGGACGCTTCAGAGATTTAATTTCTTCTTCCAAGCTGGCTTTTAAGTTATCCAGCTCGGTCAGTTTGCCGTTAAGCGTCTCCACTTCCCCAGCCAGTTTGCCTTTTTCCTGCTCAACCGCATCAAGGCGTTTATCGTTTTTCTCTTTAAACTCAGAGAATTTCTGATTAAGTTCCTGCGCGACCTGCTCTACATCTTTGATTTCAACAGCCATGGGTAACTCTCCAAATTAAAATTTAATAGATTTCAGTGCATTAAGCGCGTTATTAACCTCATCTACTTCACGCAGAGAGATTGCGCTATATCCTTCAGCCATAAATGCTTTGGCCTGAGTGCGAGAAAGCCCAACGTCGCGCAGGACTCTTTCAATACTTTTAGGGGATGGGGTTTCGCCACGGGCAAAAGCAGATTTCACATCACTAACCCGCGCCTCATCGTTAGACGGAAATGTCACCGGGCTGACTTCCCACAGATCAATTTCCTTCAATAAAAAAGCTTCTTTAGCACGGTCATACTCCCAATCCTTGAGCATGTACCCAATAGAAAGGCCGGTTAAAGAACCGGCCTTCATGTGTGCGTGAGCGCGTTTGGCGAGTGGATCATCGTCAATTAACAATCGTCCCTTGACGAATAGCCCAACATCATCCTCTTTCATTTCGGTATAAATGCCGATCGGCTCATCCATACGGTGCTGCCATAACATGGCAGGCAGGGCGTTTTTATCTCGCCATGCATTCAGTGATTTGATGAAAGCACCCGGTACAACAATATCGTCATAGCTGTCTTTCACACCAAAGACTGAGCCGTAGCCCTCAAACTCTCCCGAGTCACTGACTGATTTCAGCTTTAGCGGGAAATCCATGCGTTGCTTAGTCAGCATGCTTTTGTTCCTCAGTAGGTTTGGTTTTGCTTTCTTGCGGTTTGGTGGTCATATTCATCGGCGTGAGGTAGATGTCACCGCCTGGACGAGGGTTTCTATCTTCCAGTTCGAGGCAGTCATTCGGGGAGAAAATGCCCCAGTTAATTCCGGTCGCATAAGACTCAAAACGAGACTTCATATCTCCCCGCAATAACGCCCCAGCATTAAATTTAGCGTAAAATTCACCCTGTTTTGACTCGCGCACCAGACCAATATTGATACGTTGCTCAATGCGGGTGAGGTAAGGCACCAAAGAATAATTAATAAAGCCAATGCCGAGATTCTCAATATTGCTGAATGTCGCATGGTCGGTGTTTTGCACCAGGTGCATAGGAACCCGAAACAGGCGGCATATCTCTTCAAGTTGAAATTTACGGGTTTCAAGGAACTGGCTATCTTCAGCGTTCATTCCCATCGCTTTCCAGTCGAGGCCCATCTCAAGGATCATTGGCTTATGGGCATTTTCCAGCCCAGAGTGCCTACCCTCAAAATCGCCCTTAAGCCGCGCATACGCCGCATCACTCAAAGCCTGTTCAGTCCGTAGAACACCTGATGTCACTGCGCCATTTTTGAATAGCCGCGAGCCGTGTTCTTCAGTGGCCAATCCCAACGATATCGCTTCGCGAGCATAGGCTATGGGGTTTAATCCATTAAGCCCATCAAGTGTGAGAATACGAACATGCCAAATATCATCTTGCGATAGAACGTCTGTGGTGCCATCTGGAAAGGTGACTCGGTATACCGGTTCCCACTGGCTATTCAGCTTAGGTTCAACGCTGCCAGGGTCGAGTGGCAATAACTCCACCACCTCACCTAGCGCTTTGACTTTATAGGCGTAGAAGTTGCCGCGAAGACATAAGCAAACAATCAGTAGTTCCCAGAACTCCTGCGGGGTCATGTATCCATTAGGCTTGAGAGATAAGAGTTTTGAGAGCCGCTCTTTTGGGACTTTTTCCCGCCGACCGTTCGCTGATTTATAAAGGTTGCAAGGCAACATACCGACTGACTCAGCCAGAACACGAATACAACCAAACACCGCAGTAAGGCGCATCGCCTTTTGGCTGCTAACTCTCAAACCGGTGTAGGTATCGTAAGTCATGCCCACTATCTCGGCTAATTCAGCGGGAGTGGTCACGCGGGCAGTATCCGGTGCGGACTTAAACATATTTGGAAAAAACATTAAGCCCCTCCGTCATTGTCATTGGGTTTTTGAGCCACCGATCTGGAAACCAGATAAGACCATGCGAGGCATAAACCACCAGCAACCGAAAAACCCATAGCAGGGAGAATCAACCACGCACCATAGGAAAGCAGTGCAGCACCGATAAGCCCCACGATTAAGGACAAAATTGTCAGGAATTGGATCATAGAGTTGCCTTTAAAGAGAGCGTATTCCGTGAGAAACAAGGTGATCAGAAAGAGATTTTTCAATGTCGTTCAGCATTGCCCGACCAACAGCCATAATCCCCGCAACAGCTCCGTCTATCTTGTTTTCATCGCCTTGCTTAGTGGGTCGGACGCGATCGTCACTGCCGGGGTAATACCGGCCAATAACGTTTGTCATGCACCACTGCATAATGGGATTGCCGTCATGATGAAAACGCCCGGCAGCAAGAGCCGCCTCAATCTCCCGCATTGGATCACTCATATTGGTAAAGTTTTGCGTGATGATAATGGGCGACACCCCCTCTTCATCCAAAAGATGTGAAAGGCTGGTTGCTCCATGTGGGTCAATGGGGGAAGAAACTATTTTTACCTGCTTATTCAACTTGGATATTGTTTCAAAAATAAGCCGGTTATCCACTTCCGCGCCGTCCGTGGGGATTAAAAAGCCCTGCTGAACGAAGTTTTGATAACGTTCTGCGGTGCGTTTTAGCTCAGTTGCGGTTGAATAAATAGTATCTTCCGGTGCCCAGAACATCGCGCCGACACAGTAATAATGTTTTCTGCCGTTTATTTCCCGCATAAATATGGGGCAGGCACAGTTCAAGTCCAACTTAGAAGCCAAGTCGATACCGAGATAGCACTCCTCCCCTTTAAATTGCTCTAAGGTGAGTGATTTATCTGTCGCATCCTTCCACTTCTCCATATTGTAATAAGCTGATTTAGCCGTTACCCAAATGTTGAAGTGTTTGGTTTTAATCTTGTTTGTCTGACTGGGTGTGGAAATTGCCAGTTGCTGTTTAGCCAGAAGAAAATCGGGTTCAATGGATACCCCCATGTTGGGGTTGGCCTTTGCTAAGGCTTCCGGCTTGGTCCAATCATCACCTTTATCTAGGGTGTAAATAATCCCGAAGATATGATCACTTTCACCGCCTTTGCGGATGCCCTCCAATATTTCTACAATTTGTGTGCGCTTTTCATAACACGGCGACTGCATATCAAAACCTGCCGTGGTAATGATCAGCGTCATTGGCTGGCTTCGCGAACCCATGCCAGTGGTCATCGTGGTATACAATGAATCCGTAGCATGCTCGTGATACTCGTCAATGATGGCGCATGACGGCGAATCACCATCACCCGGATCACCGATAACAGGTTCAAATACCGAACCGTCCGGGCGAGTCATTTTTTTAGCCCACGGCTTGATGGAAAATTTCTTCCGCATCGCAGGCAGTTTTTGCACCATGAGCAATGCGGGCTGAAATACCTTCCACGCCTGCTTTTCTGTCACAGCACCGCAATAAACTTCCGCGCCGAACTCCCCATCAGCACAGAACATATAATTACCGACGCCAGCCGCAATCAGGGATTTACCATTTTTCCGAGGTACCTCGACATAAATCTCAGTGAAGCGACGGAGTTTGTTTTTCTTCTTTAGCCAACCGAATCCAACAGCAAAGATAAATTGCTGCCAGGGTTCCAGCTTTATCTTTAGCCGCTTTCTCGCCCACTCACCTTTGGTGTGGGGCATTAACCCAATGAATCTGCAGGCCCGCTCTGCTTTATCTTTATCAAACCGATATGGGTAATTTTTATTCTTAGACTCAGCCAGATCATCAATATGACGCTGGCAGGCAGCAATGACATATAAACCCGCTAGTATCTTTCCGCTGACCACATCCCGCGCATACTGATTTGCTGCATTTACGTGAGGGTATGTTGCCATAGTTAAAACTCGTCGAATTCGTTCTCTTCTTCCTCTGGTGAACTTCCCCCGGTCATTCTTATTCGGCTAAGGGGATCTAGACCGAGCAGCGAGCCGAGGCGCGCCAGTTGAGAAACACAGTCGTTACGGACGGCAACTGCCGGATGTTTTTTTAATCCACCGGTACCGCCGAGATCAGCCAGACCCAAGTTCTCAAGATCCTTGAGCGCCAGTTTGGTGATAACTTTTTCAGCGGTAATCATCAGGTGAAAGGAATTGCAGTAGGCAAGTAACAGAGGTGCATCTTCTAATTCAAACGTGCCGCGCTCGATCAGGATTTTGCTTTGCGTTTTCCAAAGTCCGATCGCCGTCTCGCTCAATAATTCTTTTGGGGGAGCAATTCGGGTCAAACTGCTTTTATTTTTGGTGGGTAAATTCTGTTTTCTCCCCCCACCAGCAGCCCTCATCGCTGTTCCCATTGATGACTCCAAATGTTAAAAATTATCGAAAAAAGATTCCTTATTTCGAGTGCATAAAAATGTGCGGAGGCTGGCGGTACGGTAGGACAAGGGCTGTAGAGATTTTACCGCCCCTCCCCTTAGTGCTATTTATCGCTATCTGATCCGCTCAACTGCGGTCTTTTTACGGTGGTGAGGCCAGCACAGTAGTTCAAGGTTGGATGGTTCATCAGTGCCGCCGTGAGCCTTGGGTATGATGTGGTCAACCGTGGTACCCGACACCACCAGGCCTTCCCGCAGACACTGTTGGCACAGCCCTTTGTCTCTGGCCTTTATCAGTGGCTTCAACTTATCCCAATTGGCACCATAGCCACGCTCATGCCTGGTCTTACCCTGCTGGTAGTTCTCCCATCCTGCATTCTGATGCTCAGGACAATAACCAGAACTGTGAGTCGTAGTGTTGCGGCACCCATGCTTACGGCAGGCGCGCGGTATTCTGGGTGGCATGAAGTTACCTCAAAATAAAAATACTAATTCAGTTAAAGTCAGTGGGTTATGATTTAATTTCATCTAGCATTTGGCGTTGACCATATCGTCAATTTACCATTAATTATCAATGTATTGACAACACTTTAATAGCGAGTATGTTTGAGTTGAGAACGTAGTAAATAAATTACCCCTTCATTTTTAATAAAAGGAATATCTATAAATGCACACGACTAAAGAAACTAGAGAATTTTTATTTACACAGACCTGTCACATTATTTCTGGTCAGTTAGCCTCGGGCAATATACCTGTAGCCAACACTTATATTGAACAAAGTTTTGAAGGTATTTACTTTGCCCTTCAAAATGAATATATGAAAACAGTTAATAAAAAAGGCCCAGCACTTAAAGATATTCTCTAAAAGTAAAAAAATTTGATAAGTTGCAAAATCCACGAATATTCAGGTGGGATAGGATGCCTACCTTATTACTGCTTTCGTATGGCATTCTGCCGCCAGCTAATAACCTCATCGAGCCGCCCCTTACAGATCCGCAGCTCACGTTTCAAAGCCAGCGCATACAGCCCGCTATCGCCCCAAGTGGTACCGACGAACTCCGGTACCTCGCATTGAATTAATGCTGATTCAGGGGGCCATAACTGGATTAATTCGGCTGACTTATGCTGTGGGCTATTCTTGCAGGATGACAATGCTAGCGTCAGGCAGAGGCTTGATAGAACAATCATCACTCGCCGCCGAAGCTTTGAAACGCCGGAGTCGCTCGTCACTTTCATTGCGTAACTTCCTCTCGTTCTCTAACTGCCGGTCTGTAGCTGCGCGGTTTGCAGCTTCATTAGCACTGTAAGCATCGATGATGTTACCCAGTGCAACGTTAGTGTTTCGCTCATCTCTCAGGTCTTTTTCTGTATTCTCGACCTTGTTTGAGAGGCGGTAACTGTTAAATAGCAGAACCGACACAATGACAACCAGTACAGCAATGAGTATTGCCGTTACCCGATTCATGCTGATATTTCGAAGTGAGGGCTATCTGTTTCGCCCTTCTCTTGAATACCGTTTCCGTTCCAATCTGCACCCCAGGTGATTTTCACACCCAGTTCACTAGCAGCTTGAAACATCGCCTTAGATACGGCCTTAAAAGAAGCTAAGTTGTCCCAGCCGGTCACCGGCAATAAATCAACAGCATTGCCATCGATATGCTTAGATTTCATTGTCCAAGTGACAATCTTGCCCGCCGTAGTTCTTCCTTGGGCGTATAACTGCTGTTGCCGCTCTACTGTGCGGAGACCTTCGATCACAATAAAATCAACGGTTGATAGCTCAAGGGCGCGGCGTACCACTTTCACCAGTGCGGAGTTAACACCTTTGAGATTATTTTCACTACGAGTGGAAAATCTGTAATTTGTCATTGTTTGAACCTCAGCGGTTTAGCGAAGTGCATGACATTTCCACCAGCAGCAACAATTGCCACAGCCATGCTGATATTAATAAGAGTTTCAGACCAGTCGGCGTGGTTGTAATCGCCCGTTAAGATCCTGATAGTGACCGAAGCACTAGCAACCATCAGACCATAAGCAAAAATTGAGGCTATCGGTCGATAAGTAGCACCATGTCGGCGGTAAGCAAATAAACGGGCAGCTATCACCGCACAGGCAATAGCATCAAGTGTCAGCAGATAATTATTCATCTGGCTTTCCCCCACCACTTCTAAAGCGGTCGATGATGTTGCCGGGGTTCTTTGACTCTTTGTTTGCCCACATCAATAGACGTATGACAACAGCACCAGCAACCATTGCGCCTACCGGCTCAGCGGCTTTAACTTCATCAGGCGTCAGGAAGTTAATACACGATGTAATGAAAGGGGCAGATAACACACCGGTACCCCATGACAAACCAAATAGAAATAGTTTCTTAAACAGAGAGAAGTCTGACGCAGATAACACGAATACAGCAGCGCCAGCGAACGCCCCCACAACAACACCAGCATCCAGCCCCGATAACAGCCCGATAAAAGTAACGCCAGTAACAGTTGCAGTGGCGGCTCCGGTGCTGGTGATCGGTTCCGACATGATGGTTTCCTTATATGTGGGGAATTTAGCCCACCAGTGCAGCCACTCATTAGCAGTAATGTGTGTGGAGTTGATTGGGTGACTGGTGGGCTAAAACTGAAAAGGCCCACCGGAGTGAGCCTTAAAACACGTACGTTAACGTTTTCATGCCGTTAACTATAATTTGAAGCCGGTTACGGTTCCGGCGTCAACACCTACCAATGTGCTGACCGCATACTAGCTAATACTAATCTTGGGATAGATTATTAATCCTTAATTTTTCTTTTTCTTCATTAAGCTCTCTCTCATAATCAGACTCAACTTGAGAAATTGTTTTTTTACCCCTAGTATTTATTCTAACTTGAGCTGTAGGTTCATTGCTCGTAAAGTTAGTTTCAAAATCCAGCTTAATTTTATTTACTTCGGCACACATTCGCACGTAGCCACGAAGCATATTTTCATTGAATCGATACCACCCCTTTCTTTTACCATCAAATGCGGGGATTACTACCACGCCAAAATCTTCCTTTTTTAGGGATGATAGCATTCTAGAAAAGGCCGTTGCTGATACGGTATCTTTCTTAATCTGCTTAATAACACTTTCATACGATTGAAGGATATCTGTCTTTTTCCTTTGTAAATCAGCAGAATCAGCCACAGCCCATAAAATATAAGAAAACTGTATATCTCTAGCTGCTGTAGCTTTTTCGTAGGGGCCTCTTAATGCTTGAGCCACTGAACGGACTGCCCTATCAAGACCAGAAATAAATATAGAGTAATCTATCTTGCTAGTGTTATTTTCATAGGCAAGACCTAACATTTTTTCGCATATTAAATGTATATAATGAGGGTATCCGTCGCTTAACCCTGCAATTCGAAACCTTATATCATCAGGAACAATTAAACCAAACTCACTAAATGCACGATCAACAATTGCATATCGCCCATCCCATGATAAAGGGCCAAGTTTTAACTCATGTATCTGTCTTGAGCTTGAAGCGTGACCTGATAATAATTCTTGAAATGACTCAGCGATTCCAGTGAATATAAACTTAACATTACATTTTTTATCGCCCAATTGTTTGAGTAATGTTCCGAATTTTTCTCTTTCTTTTACATTTTCAATTCTGTCAAATTCATCAACTACCAAGAAGGGCATATCAGAATGTATTTTTTGTAAATATTCTAAAGCATATACGGCCGAAGATGTATCTACTATATTTATATCTACGGGGTCAGATGAGCCTTTTTTCTCAAATTTAACGCCTGTACCACCCACACTAATGGATCCTGTTACAGTCCACTCACTTTTATTTTTCCCTTTAATTGAAGCTTCGCGAATAGCATCGCTCACAATTGAAATCATTGTAGAAGACGGTTCACAGCTAAGCAGTATCGGGTCCGTCTGCTCTTGGAGATCATAAGCTACAGAATGTGCTAAAGATGATTTACCAACCCCTCTACTCCCGTAAATAAAGCTATGCCGGCCAGGAGCAAATATTGACGTCTTCATATCTGAATACTGATGGTCTCTCCCAAATAAAAACTCTGAAGCATCTATAGGTTGGGATGGCCTAACAACAGTATAGAGTCTTCTATAAAACTCAGACTCAATGAGGCTTGAGAAAGGCATAAACACTCCAAGAAGGATATGAGGCGTTTATTATGACTCAGGATTCATTAATGACAAAACCCCGCCGAAGCGAGGTTATAAATTAAATTAGTAGCAACATATCAAATATGCTTTAAATATGGCTTACTTTGTTCACTTTTGCAAGCATCATGTCGCTAAATGTTGCTATCTTCCTGATTTGTGATTTACAACGCAATTCAGAGAATCCGCATCCAATGCTTCAGCCAGCCTTAATAGCGATTCCCAATGCGGCGCATAGTGCATTGTCCAATTATTACGCTGAACTCCCACCAATCCTGCTAGCTCTGAATATGAATACTCTTTCCCATGTAACAAGTGACCCACACCAGCCGTTTGTTGCACTGCCAGCCATACGAGGCTTTCAACTCTCCGCCGTACTTTTGCTGTTACTGGTTTTTCTGTTAGTTGCGGCTGATACTCATTCCATATATAGCGACATATCTCAACCTGGTAATCAAATGTCAGATCGAAGGAATAGCAATAGCGAATCCATGCAGCCTGATGAGGCTTTAACTTGAACACCGCCCTACGCCATGCACTGGTGCAATACGTTAGCGGATCTATCGGGGTAACCTGGCTTTTACTCGAGCGGGTTTCTGTGCAACGCACTGGCTCCGTTTCTTGGCAAACTCTGCGACCATCAACCTCAATACTCCTAATCCTCTGACGCTTAAACCGTGTAGTTCTGGCTAACGCCGCACCATCGAACGCCTCTAATTGTCCCTTGCTGCTTCCGCATATATCAGCAAGGGCAACAGACAATACACCTCGAACATACTGGAGATATTGTTGGTTCATTGTTCTACTCCACACATTAAGACCATCAGGCCATTGCCCCGATCGAGATAGACCGGTCCATAAAATGAAACCAAAGCTCAATTTGGCTTCCATGATCCGCTTCCCACACACGCATATCAGCATGCAGAGCATCATGACAGGCACGGCATAGAGGAATTGTGAATAGGTCGTGGGCCTTGGTACCCATACCACCCTGACCGTGACCGATGATGTGATGAGGGTCGTCAGCAGAACTACCACAACCACAACATTGCTGGGATTTAACCCACTTGAGCCACTTGGCACTTTCCCACCGATACCGCTTAGGGATGCGCATAAAACTTGCTGGTGGCTCATCATCAATTTTCAGTGCCAGCACCTTCTTAACCTGCTCAACTTTACTTTCAATGATTTGGGTCGGGTTTGGCGTCCAAGTGATATCACTCTCCCTTGTTGGCCCTGATTTCATTACTGCTGGCAGCATCCGCAAACTTGCTCGAGCAATTGAGTCGGGGAGCAGGTCGGAAACCTCATTAACGACAGCCCACCAACATAATTCCGGCATAGTGAGCTGGTGGCCCTCAGGAAGCCGAAAATAACTGCATACGGTCGAGATTATCCAGGTGATGAGATTGCTGGTCGCCAGTTGGTTCAGTCGGGGAAGTGTATGCTCTCTCAGCTTGTTATCATGATGCCAACACAAACGAATCGACCGTTGGCCATAGCGCAATATCGTGAGATTTTGAACGTGGGAATCATCCGGATCATGCCATTGGCACTCTTTCAGTTGCTTAACCCATGCCTCCAGTACTCGAGGCCCACCAGCGGCATTAATAACACGCTCATGCTCAAAAAATGGTAGCAAGCGCGGATCATTAGCCAGTTGCTGATCGGCTGTTGGTAGTCGCCCTGATGGAAGTGCTTTAAATTCCTCCGGTTCAGTGGCCACCAGCAAGCGCCCAGATAAATATGGCAGCAGTTCAGCACCTGGCTTCAATATCACAACACCAAGTTCCTGCTGGATAAATGGGGTTAACAATGCCCTCATGCGGCACCTTTCTTTGCAAGATACTCAGCCCATAAGCCACCAACCCATTTAACGCCCTTCGGTGTAAAACGGGATTGAGCGAAAGCATGATTATTAATGGTGTTAGTACCCGTCTTAACCTCAAATCGCCCTAATTCACTGTGCTGCTGATGAGGTGATAACATTCCGTTAAGCCGGTACATGATGTGATTATCAAGCAGGAACTGACGAAACTCCGCTTCTCTGGCATTAAGCAGTTTTGCAACTTGTCGGAATGTCATGGAACCCTTAGCTATTACGTAGCGATCGACAAACTCAACTTTTGGCGCAGCAATAGAAAGCTGGTTTTCAAGCTGTTGCTTTTCCTCTGCCAAATTAGCCGCCAGGCGTAATGCCTCTGGTAAGGTTTGAGGGATCAGGTTCTGTTCCAGTTCTTGCCAGCGGTCAACCACTGCAGCAGTGAATTCAGGGGATAGTCGGGCAACTAATACCAAAGAATCCCGCTTATTGAAGCGATACTCAAAATACTGGTTACCGTTGTGTTCAAAATCGAACTGCGGCAACGGCGCGGTTAAAATACCAGCAGCACATAGACGTTCTGCGGAGCGCTTCACATCACCGTGTTTGCTGTTCACTAGTACAGCGATTTCACGGCTGCTCATAGTCACAACAGAATTGGATAGTTTCATGCTGCTACCTCACTGTCTGGTGTTGGAATAATTTCAGGAATATTTTGTTGCGGGCTTTGCGGTGCAGTCAGAATAGTGGCAGGGGTTAATTCCAGACTATTGATGCACTCATTACCCCAACTATCCCATCCCTCTGCCTGTGTTCTGGCAAACAACTCAATGCGAGGAACATCACCCAACAACTGGACCAGCAGATCGCGGAAAACATCAGGCTTGGCGCTGTGCTCACCGCGTGGGGCTGTCTGGTGCTGACAGATACCAGCATTCAGGCGTTCAGGTAACCGCCCTTTTACCGCGAATAACATGTCTTCACTGTTGGCGCGGGTCATATGGCCCATGCCGATCGCACTGTTGCCTTTCACGCGGTTGGTTTTGTGCCAGGTGAAGCCCTTCATGGTCATTAACCGAAAGCCCCAAGCCTCAACAACTTTCAATGCTTCAAGTGGCTGAGTTGGCACCCACCACATAGCTAATAAACAGCTTTCACTCGCCAACTCCCACACAGGCAAACGGCAAATATCAGCAAGGTCCATAGTCTTATATTTGAAATCAACGCCACGTTGCCCGCTCTTGGCTTTATCACGGTAAGGCCACGGTGGATCTGCATAAATAACTTGATAGGTCATATTGCCCCCGCGCCATATTTTGCATAAGCCCTTACCAGAATTGGCCGCCACTGAATTTTTGCTGAGGTAATATTCGGTATTGATCCAAGATTGTTTTTATCTGCTTCTGCCAGAGCCGCCTTTTCTGCTGCATTCCTTGGTCGGCTACGGCTACCAAGCAACCGGCTGAATGACTCTTCAAAATCAATATTTTCGGTAACGGAGGTATCCAGTAGCGGCCTACCAGCAGCAACCCAAGCGTTAGCACCCAACAGGAAACCAGAGAATTTATCCGCCCTAAATATTTCCGGTGCAGTCAGTAACCGTGCCCACTTTGGATTGTTTAGAAGCTCTGCAACGCGCCATTCGATAACCAGCAGTAATTCAGCCTCGGTATATTCATCCTGCAAACGGGCCTGAATATCTGCCAACGTTTCACGGCTTGGGGTGGTTTTACCGTTCGTTAAACGATTTAAAAATTGAAGTACCCCTCTCGCCGTTGTGACCAACTCCACTTCCGGATCAATCGGCTGGGGGGCTATAGGGGGTATTGGTTTTAGATCTTTAACGATTCCTGAAAGATTCCGTATCCCGTTTTTGGGGGTGTTACCGTCCAAAATTGGGGGTGTTACCTCAGATGAAACAATCCCGTTTTCGGTAATGTTCCCGTTTTTGGGTATGTTTGCATCAGTGGGATCTTGCTTTAAACGATCCCGTTTTCGGTAATGTTCCCGTTTTTGGGTGTGTTCAACATCGGCAATACTTTCATCAATACCAATCAATTTATAAACAATGACTTGCTTTGTACGTCCACGACGCTCGCCCGTATCGGCAAGCATGCCTAAAGCAACCAAATGCTGGAGGCTTGATTGAACCGTTTTCTTATCTAACTCAGTAGCTTCAGCCAACGCTGCGATGGATGGAAAAGCACAATGATCGGCCCCACACATATCAGCAAGCCAAGTCAGCACGGATTTAGCGGATGACCGGCCCGTTTTGACTTTCTTGGCCCAGCGCATAGCGTCAAGACTCATACATCCACCTCGGTAAACTCAGCCCTGAACCGATTGATAGGCTTAGTTAATTCACCATGTTCGTAGCCATCACGAAGATAGATAACCTCTCCTGTGGTGCTGTCATAGCGAATGACGTGAACGCGAACGCCACGCTTATCTTTGTAATAACGATCAAGTAATTGAATTGGGTTTGTTGTAGTTGAGCCGGGATTAGTCATACGCGGCCCCACTTACGGCGAACAGCACCCACAATTCCCCGCGCCCT